ACACTCCGTACAATAGACGAGGATATCAGCTACCTAGGGGTTCATGCTTCAAGGGGTAAAGCCATCCGTGCTGAGCCTGTCGCCAGCCTGTCTGCGCAAGGCCGTTTACACTTTGTAGAGTCGTTGCCTGAACTGGAGAATGAGTGTTGCTCGTGGGAGCCTGATGAAAGTGACTGGTCACCTAACCACATGGACGCTTTCGTATGGATGGTGACCTATCTGATGGGCAAGAACAAGCGCAAGCGTCCGGCCGTTAGAGCGATGGGTTAAGAGGGCATAACTGTGACTCACATAAGCCATGATAAGAGGGGTGACGACAGGTGTTATACACGCCGTCCCTTAGGTAATGGGGACAGGACTTACTCTGTTCCCAGAACCTTTGGTTGTTCCTTCTTTCGATATAAATTTTCAGCCGTATTCTCATAATATTTCCTTTTATTTGAGTAACTAATATAGCGGTTCAGACCCGCTCAGTAACAAAGTATTTTAACTTATTTTTTAGAAGGCTGGTTGAGGACATCCAGCTTGCTTAAGATTCATAAAATAGATATATATTAATAACCCTTAAAGGAGTGCAGAGGTTCAATGAAATTAAATATTCCGAAAATTCAACAGAAGATGAGCCGAGCATCCGTCTCCATGACCAGTGGGAAGGATGGCCAAGCAGCATGGACGGATTACAGCACAGAGCTTAATGCCATTGATGGATATGCAAAGAATCATGTCGTGTTTACATGCATCCATGAGATCGCCACTTCATCAGGCTCTGTCCCCTTCCGCCTTATCAAGAAAAGCGATGGGACGGAATTCGAAACTCACCCAATCCTGGACTTGCTCCGCCGACCTAATCCCTATCAAGCTGCTTCCTCTTTTTGGGAGTCCGTATATGCCTTTTACCTCCTGCATGGAAACAGTGCGATTGAAGCAGCTGACATGGCTGGCTCTGACGCTCCTACTGTCATTGAAGAAATGTACGCTTTACCGTGGCGATATATGAAGGTTATCCTCGGCCAGAAAGGAGTCGGTGGATATGAGTTCACAGGACCTTCTGGCATCAAGGTTGAATATCCTGTCAACATGATAAACGGCCAATCCTTTTTAATGCACTGGAAGACCTTCAATCCGGAAAGTAACTGGGTAGGTCAAGCCGCCATTTCTGCTCTAGGTAAATCCGTGGACATTCACAACTCCACCAATACCTGGAACAAAGCCCTATTAGATAATGGCGCACGCCCGAGCGGGACCTTTGTATATGACGACGACGAAGAAGGCATCCTCACCGACGAACAATACGATCGGTTGAAGGAACAGGTTGACGCCGAATATGCCGGATCACGGAATGCCGGCAAGGCAATGCTTTTGGAAGGTGGGATGAAATGGCAATCAATGAGCCTATCACCGATGGACATGGACTTCATTAGTTCCAAGAACATCTCAGCTCGTGACATTGCAGTATCCTATGGTTATCCTCCGGTACTCCTCGGCCTCCCAGAGGATAATACCTACAATAACCAACAGGCAGCACGCCTCGCTCTGTGGACGGACACCATCATGCCCTTGGTCACCTCCATGTGCGATCACCTCAATAGGTGGCTCCTTCCCCTCTTTGATGAAAACCCTGATGAAATTGAAATCCAACCTGACTTTGATTCTATCGGCGCACTCCAACCTATCCGTGACGCTCAGTGGGAAAAGGCTAAAGAGTCCTCAGACTTCCTCAACCGCAACGAACGCCGTAAGCTTATAGGGTATGAGCGCATGGAAGGGTTGGACTCTATTCTTGTTCCTGCCACTCTCGTTCCTGTTGAGTTCGCCTCGGTGATTCCTAAGGTTGCGAAGACCGTCGCACCTAAAACAACTGACACTACTAAAGCGATCATGATGAAAGCCAGTCAGATACCGATGGAGATCCGATCGGACCCTGCGCTGGATAGTCGGGAGGCCTTAACTCAGGAACGCCTCCAGATGGCTCTAAGCCGTTCCTTTGAAGTGCGCCTCGCTGCAATCATTGATGAGGCTGCTAAAGATGCCGAGAATACATATCTCCGTAAAAAGAACTCTGATGCTGCACTAGACGTTCTTCAAATCGGACTGATGAAAACCAGACCCGTCCTTTCCCAACTATATGATGCCGCTGGTGAGGTTGCAGGTGCGCGCTTCTTTGAGGGCATGAAAGGGGCGGACGAGGATATGGAAATCAAAACCACCAACCCTGAAACTACTTTTGAACTTGAAATGCTATCTTGGTCGCAAGACCACTCACTTAGCCAAGCGTCCTTAATTACACAAAGATCCCTGGATAAAGCTAAGAAGGTCTTCTTTCAGAAGGCTGTCACTGGCGACTCTATCGCGTCTACTGGAAGAAAACTGTATGAGGCGTTAGGCGGTGAGGTTTCTAAATCCCGCGCACAAACAATTGCAGCAACAGAGATCCATCAAGCCTATAACGTCGCTAGCAATATTGCGATGGAAGCAACTGGGATAGACTTCGATAAACGGTGGATATCCCTTAGTGACGCAGATGTTCGGCCAGACCATAAGGCCGCAAACGGACAGACAGTCGGTAAGGACGAACGGTTCATAGTGGGCGACTCGAAACTTCGGTTCCCTGGAGATCCCACAGGTTCCGCAAAAGAAACAATAAATTGCAGATGTGCAGTACGTTACATCCCGAAAGTATAGGAGAACTAAAATGCCAAAACCAGAAACGAAACAAGTGATGCATGTCCCTCTGGAATTGAAGGAGCTCGATGAGTCCGGCAATTTCATGGGCTATGCTTCAGTATTTGGTAATCTAGATAGTTATCGGGACGTTATGATTCCCGGAGCCTTCGAGAAAACCATCAAGAAGTCTAAAGGGATATTGCCTATCCTCGCGGATCACGACCCTTATAAACAGATCGGCTGGAACACCGAAGCCGAGGAAGATAAGAAGGGTCTGAAGGTAACCGGTCAACTCAACCTTGAAGTGCAACTTGCCAAGGAACGCTATGCGCTCTCAAAGCAAGCGAAGGAGGTCGGCGCCACTATGGGGCTGTCCATCGGCTATGTCACCAAGGTAAGTGAGTGGGACGAGAACAAGCGCATCAGGAGTCTTACGGAAGTGGACCTCTGGGAATATTCGTTCGTTACTTTCCCCGCAAACACCCGCGCAACTGTAATGCGCGTTAAAGCAATTATGGATACTCTAGGGCTGTCTAGTGATTTCACTGACGACCCAAAGGCTTTGGAAGCGTTCCTGTGTGAGGCAGGCTTTTCCAATTCAATAAGTAAAAAGGTTGCTGCTGGTGCAGTAGCCATGCACAAGAAAAATCATCCTGCTGATGAATTGTTTGGCGATCCTGAGAATCTGTGTGAGGCAGATCAGAAGAGCGTTGAGGATATGATTCGGAAGTGTGACGCAATGAGCAACCTGTAATACTGTGAGACTGTCTCACTAAAATTAACCCAAAAGGAAAAATAAAATGCCACCTACACTAGATGAACTCGGAAAGAAAATGGGCGAGACTCATGACAAAGTCCTGGAAACGCATGACGCGTTAACGAAAGCCAATGAGAAGATCGTTACTCTGGAACTCGCAGGTAAGAATGTTCCTGCTGACCTGAAAGAGACTCTGGCTCAAGTTGCTACGGCAATGACCAAGTCTGATGAAACGCACACCGCGATTCAAACGAAGTTCACGGAACTGGAAGCAAAGCTGTCCAGCCTGAACGTGATCGATCCGAAGGCGGAATGCAAAGCTGATGAAGCTGCGCACGAAGAAGCGTTCTATTCGATGATGCGCAAAGGCATTCGGTCGGTTGAGCACGAAGAAAAGTTGGCCGAACTCCAGCTGAAGTCCATGTATGCTGCAAGTGACCCTGACGGCGGTTATGCTATTCCCCGCCCGACTGTTGACCGTATTGTGAAGGACATCGAGGAGTCTTCTCCTGTCCGTCAGTTCGCAACGATCGTCACCATTGGCGGTGAAGAGTACAAGTATCTTATCGACATCGGCGACAACGGTGCTGGTTGGGTATCTGAACGCGCTTCCCGTCCGAAGACTGAAACTGCACAAATCCAAATCGGTTCCATTCCAGCGCACGAAATGTACGCGAACCCCTTTGTGACGCAGAAGCAGTTGGATGATGCTGCCTTTGATATTGAAGGCTGGTTGAACGGTAAGGTCGCAACTAAGTTCGGTCGTCTTGAAGCATCCTCGTTCGTCCTTGGTGACGGCTCGGGTAAGCCTCGTGGGTTTATGACCTATGCTGCTGGTTCTTCTTGGGGTCAGATTGAACAGGTCAAGTCTGGTTCTGCCACGGCAGTTACCGCTGATGGTTTGATCCTCCTGCAGAACGCCCTTAAAG